TCGACCGCAAACGTAAGTGGTCACCCGTAAAACCTACCGCTGGAAAGCTTAAAGAAGGTGCCGAAGAAACCATCCTCCGTGCTCTCTCAATACGCCATATGGAGCTCCCTGTTGGAGCGTTCATTAGTGAAGGCTTGGAGAAGAGTGTTCCCGATAATGCCAGAAAACTCCTTGAATCGAATGTTGAAGATGAGGAAAGGCACGACCTCGCATTGGGATATATAGCAGATGTACATAATGTTAATGAAAAAGATGAGAAGGAGGGGAAGTTATTAAGAGATGCTTGGATTAACCATCCCGACCATACCGTTCTTAAGGCACTTGTCGCAGAGCGAGCTATCTTCTTTGTTCTTCTCCCTTTCTTTAGGTTTAATGGCGATCCTGCTCTTCGCACAGTATCAGCAGACATCAGCCGAGACGAACAGATCCATGTTGCAAGTAATACTCTTGTATGTACAGAGCTGGGTCTTTCTGCTTCTCCTTCTTTGGATAAACTTAGGAAGGCCACAATTAACTGGGTTCTTCAACCCCTAGGTATAAATACCTACGACAAATATTTGGACAAAAAATTCTGGCTGGATGCAAGTGATCGTCTAATGTACGAAGGCAAAGCGCCAGAGTTTTCTGACACTAAGCGAGCACGTATGCCCGCATTCTTTGAACATGCCAACACAAATCTCCCTAAATACGCTTAAGCTTCACAACGAAAGAGTTGATGAGCTATTCAAAAAAGTAGAAGACAATTTTAAATGGCAACCTGTCCACCCCAAGGAATCAATTGAATCAATCATGTATCGTGCTGGCCAAGCCAGTGTGGTGCAATATATTAAAACTATAATAGAGGAAGAAAAGTAATGTGTGTTGGAGGTAAGGCACCTAAGCCACCAAAACCTCAACCCCCTGCTCCTACAATGAGAGCTGCAGCACCCCCACCAGTGTATGTTAAGCCAGAAGATATTAGAGGAGAAGATGTTGGGGAAGATGAAAAACTCACTTCTAAAAACAAGAGAGCTTTAGAAATTAAAGCAGCTAAAGAAGGGGTTAGACAATTATCTGCAATAGATCCTAGTGCAGGTACTAATTTACCAGAAACACCATCCGGTGGAACTAATGTACCATAGGAGATAGATATGTGTTTAATGGGTGGTTCAAGTGGAACCAAAGAAGTAAAGAAAACTCCTATCCTACCTGGTCCTCCTTCAGAGGATGATATGGTAAATGATGCAAAGGTACCTAATCAAACTGATAGATCTAAACAAGCAGAAGCAAGAGGAGAAACTAGAAACTACAGAGGTAGAGATAAGTACCGTCACTTTGACGAGAAAGCTGGAAGAACTTTATAACAATTGGAGAAAACAACATGTGTATAATGGATCGTAATAACGACAACACGGTAAAGACTCCAGCTCGTCCAGAGGATGGAGTAACAGTAGACCCAATCGATCCAAACCCAGGACGACAGTCTAGCAATAGAACTAGCTCTGGTCCTCCAAATAAACCTAAAAAATCTAGAAGGACTGGCGCAAGATCAGGAACGAAGTAAATGAAAGCACGTGATAGATACAATCAACTGACCAGTGGTAGAACTCAGTTCCTTCATACCGCAGTTGAATGTTCAAGACTAACACTGCCTTATCTAGTACAAGAAGATTTAAGTTCACGACCACAACATCAGAAATTACATACCCCTTGGCAATCAGTTGGAGCTAAAGCTACGGTAAACTTAGCAGCAAAATTAATGCTTGCTCTCTTACCACCACAGACTAGCTTCTTTAAATTCCAAGTAAGAGATGATAAGATAGGACAAGAGTTTCCTAACGAAATAAAAAGTGAACTAGATTTATCCTTTGCCAAGATGGAAAGGATGGTCATGGATTATATTAATGCCTCTAGCGATAGAGTTGTTGTCCACCAAGCACTCAAACATTTAATTGTTTCAGGTAATGCATTAATATTTATGGGCAAAGACGGTCTCAAAAACTATCCCCTTAATCGTTACGTAGTTAATCGTGATGGTAACGGTAATGTTTGTGAGATTGTAACGAAGGAACTAATCAGTCGAAAGATACTAGGTCAAGATCTGCCAGTACCTTTACCTAATTCCCCAGGGGATGATGGTTATAAGACAGGATCAGATGATCAAGACGTTGAGGTGTATACCTACGTTAAGCTTGACGAAAATGGAAGATGGATATGGCATCAAGAAGCCTTTGATAATATATTACCTGGCAGTCGCAGCACTGCTCCTAAGAATACTTCTCCCTGGCTAGTATTGAGATTCAATACAGTGGACGGAGAAGATTACGGACGGGGCAGAGTTGAAGAATTCCTTGGGGATGTAAGATCCCTAGAAGGATTATCTCAAGCACTCGTAGAAGGGTCAGCTGCAGCTAGTAAGGTAGTGTTCTTAGTATCACCATCTTCTACAACAAAACCAAAGACTATAGCAGACGCTGGTAACGGTGCAATCGTTCAGGGTAGACCTGATGATGTAGGCGTTATACAGGTAGGTAAGACAGCTGACTTTAGAACAGCAGCTGAACAAATGCAGAACTTAGAGCGTAGGATTAACGAAGCTTTCCTAGTGCTACAGGTTAGGCAGAGTGAGAGAACAACTGCAGAAGAGGTACGCCTCACGCAGATGGAATTGGAACAGCAATTAGGTGGACTATTTAGTTTACTTACTGTTGAGTTCTTAGTCCCTTATCTTAATAGGACATTACATATACTCCAACGCAATAAGGTTATCCCTAAGATACCTAAAGAAGCGGTACGCCCTGAGATTGTAGCTGGAGTTAATGCACTAGGTAGAGGACAAGATCAACAGAGTCTTGTTGCATTCGCACAAACTCTAGCTCAAACAATGGGACCAGAAATCATGGCTAAGTTCCTTGATGCAGGTGAGTATGTTAAACGACTCGCAGCAGCTCAAGGTATTGATGCACTGAACCTAATCAAGACACCTGAAACAATGGCTAATGAGAAGGCACAACAGATGCAAGAGATGCAAGCTATGGAACTAACCAAGCAAGCAGGTCAGCTAGCTGGTACACCAATGATGGATCCAAGTAAGAACCCTGCTATAGGAAGGGGAATGAATGACACTTATGATCAATTAACAAATGCAGCAGAAGCCGAGCCGCCCTCGTAAGGCACGTAAGAAACCGTTACCAAAGGTCAGTAAGCCTGAGCCATTGGTAGATGAAAATGAAATAGCCACACCAACAGTATTAGCAGCAAAAGCTAAGATAGGATTAGATCCTGATTTTGTTACAACTGTTGGTCTAGGTAATTTAAAAGTAACAACCGCTAACGGAGTAAAGAATAATGACGGAGACGCTTAGTTATGATCCCACCCCTGCTGATCAGCCTGAGTTTTCTGCAGAAGAACAGGACTCACTGAAAGTAGCAGAAGAACTAGGTCAGAAGGAGTCGGAATTATATGCAGGTAAGTTCGAGAATGCAGAAGAACTGGAGAATGCATATCTACAATTACAAAAGAAGTTAGGTTCTGATGACGATGTTGAAGATACAACATTAGATCAGGATGAAGGTGAGTATCCAGAAGATGTAGCAGATAGTGTTGCAGTTATGATGGATGCTTCTGAAGAATACTATGCTAATGATGGCCAATTGTCAGAAGAGACAATGGAAAGATTTAGTGAGATGAGTAGCAGAGATCTAGTGGATGCTTACGTTGCCATGTATGAAAGAGGTGATGTAGCACAGGGATCAGAAGGTCGTGACCTTACTGACTCTGAGATGAACACAGTTTATAACTCAGTAGGTGGGGAAGCAGAGTACAACAGATTAACTGGATGGGCATCAGAGAATTTAGAATCTAAAGCTTTAGATGCATTCAATAATATTGTTGACCAAGGTAACCCTACAGCTATACAGATAGCAGTAGCAGGTTTAAGATCTGAGTATGAAGCTCAGGAAGGATACGAGGGACGTATGCTATCAGGCAAAGCAGCTCGATCACGGGACGCATTCCGTAGTCAAGCTGAAGTAGTCCAAGCAATGAACGACCCTCGTTATGATCAAGATCCTGCATATCGTCAGGATATATATGATAAACTAGAACGTTCAAACGTACAATTCTAATCATGTCAAAAGCTTATGATCCATCGGCACGTAACGATGCTATGGTGGTAAAATATAAAGTCAATGCAACTGGTGACCGTTGGTTCATACCTTATAATACAAATGGCTCTGGTGTAGCAGGTACAACTAAAGCTAATCAAGTAGCACAGTGTAGTAAAGTGGTAGGTAATACTGCTGACGGTACTGTAGCTGGAGCTGAAGTAACTTAAGTAATAGCGGCTGACCCGAAAGATCGTCCTCGGCCCTACATGCACTATTACTTTTTTTTATTAATGACTACTACAACTGAACAGGGCGGACGCCAAAACAGATTTGCAACAGAACCACAAGTCCAGGTTCTTGATGTTAACTATTTTGATAACGCTGAACGTGTAAACGGACAACTAGCTATGCTTGGTTTCGTTGCTGCCCTTGGTTCATACATAATAACTGGACAAATAATACCCGGCATTTTTTAAATGGCAACAGTAACATTAACAAAACCATCTAACTGGCAGAGTTTTTGTGACTGGGTTACTAGTACCGACAACCGGCTTTACGTCGGTTGGTTCGGTGTCCTAATGATCCCTGCACTATTAACTGCTACGACATGCTTTATCATAGCATTCATAGCTGCTCCTCCAGTTGATATTGATGGTATACGAGAACCCGTCGCAGGATCACTACTCTATGGAAACAACATCATCTCAGGAGCCATCGTCCCGAGCTCTAACGCAATCGGTCTTCACTTCTACCCAATCTGGGAAGCTGCAACCCTCGACGAGTGGTT